AGTTAGATATGTCAGAAGAAGGTAGATGGCAAGATATTGATTTTTGGGGTAATGAATTAACACTTCATGCAACATCTCCTCGACACAGAAAAGATCTTGAAATAAAAAGACACAACGTTGATATGGGAGATGTATGTGTACCACACTTTGGTATCCACTTATCGTTGTATCAATACAATGTTGTTAAAGATATGGTGCAGGCCAGAGCCAAGTTTCTTGATACTCCATATACAAGATTTGAGAATACAAGCTATCAACAAGAAACATTCTTTGTTGAAGATCCTAATTACAACGTACTAGAAATAAAGAGTATGGTGAAAGAAAAACTTTATTAACGTGATAGAAAAAATAAAAATTCGAAACGCAATTTTACAAAATAAAATGTATATCTTTAAAAAAGATATTAGTGATCCTGCACGTTTTGAATCTCAATTTAGAGCAATTATAGATAAAGATATATTTGAATGGTTTGATTATGATCGAGAAAGTGAATTATACACTATTCCAAGTAATGCTTATCATAAACTAGATATACAAAAATATAGCGATCAACGTAATTTTAAAGAGGCAGAAACTGAATTTAAATTTAGTGGAAGTCTGCGACCTGAACAACAAAAAGTATCTGATGCATTTTTTAAAAGAAAAGGAAGAATAACTAGCGGTCTTTTTCAAGCTCCGTGTGGGTGGGGAAAAACTTATGTGGGATGTAATATAATAGCTAGAGCTAATTTACCCACGTTAATTATGGTTCATACTAAACTTTTATTTAAACAATGGCAAGAAGAACTTCATAAACAACTACCGGGAATTCCTATAGGAACTGTAGGTGATGGAGAGTTTAATCTTCAAGAAATTACAGTTGGAATCTATAAAAGTATATATAATAATTTAACTTTGCTAAACAATAAATTTAGTATGGTTATGGTTGATGAAGCTCACCTATGTCCCGCTGAACTATTTTCCTCCGCTCTTAATAATATTAATTGTAAAATTAAAATAGCTATTACTGCAACACCGAAAAGAAAAGATGGAAAACATATCGTTTTAAAAGACTATTTTACTCCATTTATAATTTATGCTCAAGATTTGAGTAAAAAAGACAATCCTCTAGTAGAATTAATCAACACAGACATTCCTTTCAATGTTTTAGACCCAAAAAGAGATTGGAGCCGTCAAGTAAATAAATTAACTGAACGAAATGAGTATATTCGTTTAATTAGTGAAATAGCTACTCAAGATATTGCCAATGGACGTTGTCCTCTCATACTTTCTGATCGAGTAAATATGTTAAAAAATTTACAAAAATTAATTAAAGGAAGCGTCTTACTTATTGGAGAAACTAAGGAGGAAAAGAGAAAAGATATACTAAGTAATACAGGTAACAAATATAAAGCTATTTTATCAACTAAAATTTTTGATGAAGGTATCAGTTGTCATCGATTAGATACTTTATATCTTACTTGTCCAAGTAATAACCCAATTAAATTAGAACAGCGAATTGGTAGAATATTACGAGAACATCCAGATAAAAAACGCCCTTTAATAAGAGATTTTCAGCTACGAGGGGCAATTGTTCATAAACAACAACTTAATCGTTTAAATTGGTATCAAGAAAAAGGATTTACATTATGAGTTTATTTAAAAAAAAGAAATCTTCAATAGATAAGTCTGAAATACTATCAATTTCGACACTAGAAAAAGAAATAGAAAATTTACTTGAATCTAAAATTAACCCTCAAGTCGCTCAACACGGAGGTCGTATAGAATTTAGAGAATGGGATGCAGATAATGGAATTTTATATTTATTTCTAAAAGGAGCTTGTAGTGGATGCTCTATGTCAAGTGCAACACTTAAAACGGGTGTAGAAAATATGGTTAAACATTACTTTCCAGAAGTAAAATTAGTAGAAGGAATTGATGATCCAGATTCAGAAATTGATCCATATTATTAAATTATGTATTATTTTAATTGGAAAGAGCTGTGGACAGACAGTGAGGGGCAACCTGAATCAATCTTGATATTGACACATGCTCTAACAATAGGTTATAATAATATTATAGATAGTTCGAGTCAACAATTAATGAAAAAACTCTTTATTAATCATATAGACTTTCAATTATTTAGAACTCGCAAACTAAAAGTGCTTAAAAATAATTCTATTTTTAGTACTTATAAATGTAAAGATAAACAAAGCTACTTTAAAGATAATAAGTTTTTATTTACTACAATAAATCCTAATAGTAAAGTAGAATATCTTTACTTATTGAGTAAACGCTCAATAAACAACACAAACCATTATATTCCAAAGAAATATGTATCTTCCATACACTGGAAAAATACATTCGTCAAAGAACGAACTGATAAATTGGAATTTATTTTAGAATAGGAGAAAAAATACTATGGTAGCTTGGGATAAAGCTAAAGCACCGTCACTAGGTGGCGGAGAACGACGAGAAATTCAACGGTTAATTCTTCCCATCGGGGAAACCAAAGTTAGACTAATAGGCGAAGTTATGCCTCGTTATGTTTATTGGATTACCACCACAGAAGGAAAGAGAATGCCTCTCGAATGTTTACGATTTGTTCGTGATGAAGAAAAATTTATAGATTCTAACGACGATCCATTTAAAGAGTTAGACGCTGATGTCTTCAGTGACAAACCACAATTTGCATATATCTGCAACATAATTGATAGAAGTGATAATCGCGTTAAGATTTTTGACTTGAAAAGCACTATTTATCGTCAAATTGTAGATTTTGCATCTAATCCAGAATATGGGAATCCCGCACACCCTGAAAGTGGTTATGACATTACAGTAAAGAAGGAAAAAACAGGTCCACTTCCTCAAAATGTTAAGTATACCTGTTTACCTGCAAGAGCAAGTACGAGTCTTACTGAAGAGGAACAAAAATACGAATTATTTGATCTTGGTCGTATTTATAAGCGACAAACTTATGAAGAGCAAAAGAAATGGATGCTCGAAAATACCGCACTTTTTGCCTCTACTACAGGAGATGATTTTGTGCCAACTGAAAGTGCAGAGGACTTAGATTAAATGAAAAAATATAAGCTCAATGAGTTAGTACAAGCTACTGGGCAAGCGCAAGAAATTGGGGAGGCGAAAGTCTCCCCAACTGCTGTTATTCCACCTACAATTGAACAACCCCTAGGAGGAGCATTTAAAAAAATTGAAAATGATCAAGTTGTTATTGATATGGATATGATTAGGAAAAATAATATCTTCTTTGCAACTCCGTGTTATGGAGGTCAGATTACTGATCAATACTTCTTGAGTGTATTTAGACTAACTCAAGAGCTTATTAAGTATAATATTAATTTTAGAATTACAACTCTTAGAAACGAAAGTTTAGTTCCAAGAGCACGTAATATTCTAAACGCTATGTTTTTAGAAGCTAAAGAATGTACCCATTTAATGTTTATTGATGCTGATATCGAATTTGAACCAGAATCAGTAATACGAATGTTAGCTATGGATAAAGATTTGATTACAGGAGCCTATCCTAAAAAAACTTTGCCAGTAGACTATGCAATTAATTTAAAATTTGCTGATAAAGAAAAAACCCAAGTAAAAGTTGATATGGGGGCAGTAGAAGTACTTGATGCAAGTACTGGATTCTGGTTAATGAAACGTAAAGTCGTGGACAGAATGATTGAAGCTTACCCTGAGTTATTTTATTTAAATGATAGTAGTATTGATCCTAAATTTAATCAATACTGTTATTCTTTCTTTGATACTATCCACGATCCTGATGATAACAGATATCTTTCGGAAGATTACACTTTTTGCCGTCGATGGCAAAAAATAGGGGGACAAATTTGGCTTGATCCTAATACAAAACTTAATCATGTGGGTAGTTATACATTTGAAGGTAATGTAAATAAAATATTTAATTGGGAAGCCGTAGGTGGATCAAAACCGCAATAAAATGTTAGATATTTACGAAAAAAAAATATTCTCTCAATTCGGAGAAGATGGAATAACAGATTACATATTTACAAAAATAGGTACAGATACTAAATACTTTGTTGAAATTGGTACTCAAGATGGTAGTGAATGTAATACAAGATTTCTTAGAGAACAACGTGGATGGACAGGAACACAAATTGATGCCAAATATAATAATCCATTAATCAATCTTCACAAACATATGGTTAATAAGGAAAATATTATTTCAATTTTACTATCCTACCAAATACCGTTTAAATTTGATTATTTTTCTATTGATATTGATGGGATAGACTGGTATATACTTAATGAAGTTTTAAATTACTATGAAGTTAGAGCTTTTGTGTGTGAATATAATGCTTGTTTAGGAGTTAATAGAGATCAAGTTATTCAATATGACCCAAATTTTTGGGATGCCGGTCCTTATAATATTTATCACGGAGCTAGTTTAAAAGCATTTTATAATCTTGCTCGATCAAAAAACTATTCTTTAGTTCATTCTAATGGAGTTAATGCGTTTTTCGTAAATAATGATTATTGGACTAATAACGAAGATTTTCCAGAAACAAATAATTTAGAAGTTCTTTGGAAAGAATATCCCGAATTTCTAGGATACCTTTTTGTGCATGAACACCCCACTCATGAACACGCTAACTTTAATACATCAGAATTACTTTTAGAATTAGAACCATGAAAATTTTACTTTCCGCAGACTGGCACATTGCCCTACATAAGAAAAAAATTCCAAGTGATTGGCAAGCCAATCGTTTTAGATTATTCTATGAAAAATTACATGAATTAGAACAAAATTGTGATATTCATATTATTGCAGGAGACGTATTTGATAAAAAACCTGAACCAGATGAAATATGTTTATTTTTAAGATATGTCAATTCAGTTTCGATTCCTACGTTTGTTATACCAGGAAATCATGAAGCGACTAAAAAAGGTTATACTTTTTTATCTCATTTTCATGAAGATAATGCTATTAAAAATTCAAATGTGGAAGTTATTACTCAGAATATCCGCAAAAACATTCTCAATCAAGGATTTCAGTTCTTTCCTTATGGAGAAATGCAAACGGATAATTTACCTAATCCTGTACAAGATGATATATTGATTACACATATTCGAGGAGAAGTACCTCCCCACATCACTCCCGAGTACAATTTTGAAAAGCTTCGCCCCTGGAAACTCATACTTATGGGAGATTTACATTTTAATCATCGTTATTTGGATTATCCTGCTTACTATCCTGGTAGTCCTTTAAATGTGTCATTTGATAGAGATGAAAAAAGACACTACGGAGTAGATATTATAAACTTTACTACTATTAATGACTATTCTGTTGATTTTATAGATTTAAATTTACCAAAACTTCTTCGTAAAACTATTAAAGTAAATGAATCTATGCAAAAAGATGATTATCATCATATTATTTATGAAGTTACCGGAAGTATTGATGAGTTAGCAAAAATATCTAATCATGATCAATTAGATAAAAAAATAGCCTTTAAACCCGAAGAATCATCAAAATTAGAATTAAAAGATTTATCTTTAATAGAAGAATTAGAAGCTTACTTAAAATATATAAAAGTAGATGATACCAACGCTGTAATAACTGAATTTCAAGGTCTAAATATTCAATGATTACTTTAAATAAACTTTCTATTAGTAATATGTTTAGTTACGGCCAAAATAATGAAATTGACCTAAGTGCTAATAAAATTACTCAAT